AATAACCACACAGTACCCTGTGGTTAGGACGTATTTCTAGCGTTATTAAAACTAGGCGCCCATTTGCCTTATTCCAAATAGCAGACAAATTTACAAAAATTATAAGGAATGAAAATAAAACAAAACTTCGGGGTCATAAAGAAAGCTTGATAGCCCGGTAAACCCGAAAAACCATTCAGGGCATACTTTCAATAGACATAATTGTTTAAACGAAACCACGAGAGGTGCCTGTCACTGGCAAAACGCCAATGAAGCCACCAAGGGAGAAATCATCAGCGATCTGCCGAGTGACATACATCCCATTCGTGTCGGTTGCATTAGTAGATTGTTGGAAAACACGCATAGATAGATTGTTAGCATAATAACGACCATCAGTAACTGGTGTAGTCTCAAGCCCGGCAAATTGAAGCACCGGTAGTGATATAGTACTAGCCCAAAAGGGGATATGTACATCTAATGCACCCTGAACAGAGTTGTTAGAAAAGATAAGGTCAGGACAATGTCCGACGTCGTCAAATCTAGTTCCGCTACTGTCAAATTGCCATATAGGCACAGTTGATCCTTCTGAAGCAAGGACAGCAGCTAAACGAGTTGAAGCTTGTGCCAAAGGAATGACACGCACTATAATGCCCCCTCGTCTAAGGGCAAATAGTGAAGTAAAACGGCTATAATGATCAACATAAGCATTGACACTCAGATCAGATCGAGCGCCAGCATTTATAGCAGTCGGTAATAGTGGGAAGAAAATAGGGGCTTTAAAGACCTTATCGGCAGTGGTAGGAGTTGTAATAGCATAAGTTGCATTACTACGCTTCATCATCTGCCTTATGGAAATAATATTTTCACCCATAGTATAGAGACAATTCTTACCAACAAGATCTAAAGGATGTTGTCCTATTTGTTCATTGGTTTGCTCATGTAGCCTGGAGCCTTCATCAACCTCCATAGGGCCATGAGCATAAATTGAGTACTTATTTTTACGCAAAGCACTAATGCGTTGTTTTTGTTTGGATTTCTTGTTCTCTCGATCCTTTTTGGTCTGGTCAAGAGAAACCTTTTCATATCCAATGAAAGGTTTGTGTTTCCTAGTATTAAGTGGCTTAAATTCAGATGCGTAAGCAACAATAGGGACACTCTTAATAAATGATTCCATAGGTCCAGCTACTTCAAAATCAGGTCCAGCGGATTGCTCGACTAAGATATTAATACTACTTGTGACAGTGGCCGGGGCAGTGAGTGGATTTAAGACCCAAGCATTAAGTGAACCATTTGGTCCCATAGCATCTGATCTCCAGGGAATAGAGGAGACCCAAGGAATAACAACCTCAAAAGAATAACTATCTCTAAGATCCCAAACCCATTTATAAGAATAAACAGCATCTGTAAAAGTAGGTGTTGGGGAGACAGTAGAATTGGTTGGTTCATAGACAAACATTATTCGACCAACATGGAAATCTGTTTTAGCAGCATAAAATCTGTAAACCATAGAACCACGCCAATATGCGAAACTATTGGCAACATAACCACATGGGGGATAGATAGTAATGTTAATGGCTGGAAGAACAGATGGTGTTACAGTAAGATTTGTAGCTTGAAAAGGTGTGACTGAGAGCCTAAAAAGTTGTGAACCAGCAACAGAAGCACTAGCCCAATTAGAGGTATAGATGTAACTAGGAATGGATGAGATGTAAGCAATAGACATTTCATCGACATCAGAACCTGCAAAACCGGGGAGGACAGCAATCTTATTACCAGCAGTAAGAGCGAAGGAGTCAACAGTATCATTAACATCACAATTATTAGGGTGGGAACCAATACGCGGTACAAAACTGGATCGAATGGAAGTGTCAACAACGTTGCTATAACCAAAAGCGGAAAAAGCTTTGGAGAGTCCATTTAAAAACCAAGCGGTGGGTGCAGAAACACTAGATAGCAATGGGACATTGCTACCAAGCGCACTTATCCCAGAAGAGATGGTCTTAAGTGGTGTGGAGATAGAATATGATGTGTCTTCATCATCACCAGGTGTATACCTACGGTTGGATCGCTTCTTACCTTTAGTAAGTGAAGAAGCTTGAGCAGAAGGATAAAACAATTCAACGTCTTCAAAATGGCACCAACAAGTTAAAGGTATATCACCACCAATAGATGGTGAATATACGGTAACTCGAACAGTTGCCCAATCTATAGGAATCGTTCTATTGTAAAAGAGTTCTGGAGAAATAAAAGGAACTTTAATTAAGGCTTCATCAGATTCTGCAACATTAAATCTAACACTTGGAAGCTGACTTTTATAAATAATATTTGAATTAATCATATTATTTCTAAGTACAGATAAGTGTCCAGCAGCAGGCAAAATACTAATAAGCAAGATGCCACCCTGGAATTTTTGTGCATTGGCTTGAATACGCATGACCAAAGATCCCTTGAATCCCATAAAACCCTTAATCTTCTCTTGCCACATACCAGTGGTAATAACGGCACTGGGTACACTCATAGTCATCAAATTGGTATTTTGTGCTTGAGCATTGGTCCAGACAACAGATCCAGAGGGGCAAATTATAGGACGGGCCAAGAAATCTCTAATTTCATGAATATTAGGTTCAGAATTAGTATTAATAAGGGGGTTTGTTTTTGTAAAGTCCGCAAAGTCAGTCGTTTTAGTAGTAGTAGAGATCACATCAAGTAAGAGTTGTTGTTTGTCAACAGCAAATTCTCCTTGACTAGTTTCAGTATTTATATTATCATCAATAGTAGTAGCTGGTGGATTATTATATCCTGTTGGCCACCAAACCAACAAAATAACTTTCAAGTTCACTGGATTTATTTTATATAGCATCCTGTGTGGTATCGTTAAATAACAAACTATGGTATAAAGCCCGCATTGCAAGGGAAGGTTGGGCTTGAAAGGTTCGTTTAACCCTTCCCTTGAAGATCAGACTTAATATCCGAGATTTTGCTTGAGCGTTTCCGCTCTTCGCAAAGTAAAATCAGTTACGTCGGAAACATAACCAAAGTCTTCTAACATTTTAGGGGCTATTTTAGAGAGGATATCATTATAATTCTCCTCCTCATGAAGTGAAAGTTCTGTTAGAAAACTTTCATAACACTGTTGAACATTGGATTTAAAATGTTTACCACCACGACAATAATACATCATCTGACGGACAACATTCCAATCTAGAGGGGCAAGATAGAAACCTTCAGGCTGTTTAACAAAGTACCTTTTAAGAAAAGAGACCTCACCAATGGATCTAAAGGCATCCACGTGTTCATCTTTATCTTCAGATGTGTACACCAAGTTGAATTCAAGCAAGGCCTCAGCAATCTGTTTGGGAGAGAAGATCTCTTTACTATCATCGTCGACACTTATAATATTATCATCACCATAACATATCATACGGATGTGCTTATTGAAATTCTTGGCCGAACTTAATTGTCGTGCGTTACACGATATCCAAGACAAGCGAATAACCAATGCATTATAAAAACAGTTCACCAAAGTGGTTAAAGGGTTACCCGAGGGCATACCCGTGTGCCATGTATATATGACTGAACCCTTTATATGTACGCTATTATAAACTTCTATGAACAAAGTTCTGCGAATAAGGGCATTTTCAGGCCCGTCATCATAAAAATCATTTATAATATCAACAATACAATTACCTATGGATATATTAGCACTCTTATCAAAACCGGAATAATCACCAGCAACCATGTTTGGTCCTACCTCATGCAGGTATTTAACCATGTGGGTCCATTCATCACTAGTTGGGTTTACACCCATGGCAAATCCGTTCTTAATTCGGTTGTCCATAATCCATTTGGAAAAGGCTAAGAAGTACATACGAACAACTATAATATATTGCAAGGGAGCACCAGAGATTAGTCTGGTCTTGACATCGGCCACTTTCTCAAGTGGCCGTAGCTCATCCTTAAGATGGTCAGTATAGATATGTAGGCTGCGTTCTCCTTTACGAGCTTTAACAATGATATCATCTACGAGTGATCGCATGGCCTCACACTCCTTACTAGTGAATTCATAATCACCATCATAGCCAAACCAGGCTTTCTTACCTGGTATAGCATTGCTCTTTTCTCGAGAGTGGGGGTAACCAGCTGATGTAGCCCGTGAAATGCCATCAATAAAATCTACCCCAGCGATACCAGCAACTGCAACATCAAAGGAATAAATACACCCCTCAAAGGGGGTGCTATTTGTCTTGACGTGAGACACAAGACTCTGTGAAGCCGCTGTCAATGCCGGTGCGAAAATGTATGGTATAGATTTATCATAACCAGAAATAGCAATATCTAAGGGATCAACCATAATACCATCCTTATGTATGCGGGCTAGTTGGGCCGGGGCCTTATCGCACTCACCAAACATACCATATAAGCTGTACACCTTCTTAAGTTGGGATTTGGTGGTCTGGTGTATAGGTAAAAGTGCTTTGCCCAAAGCTCTGAAGTTACCGGGTGGGGGTCTAGCTTCTTTGCTTAGTATAAGGGTTGATTCTGGAGGGCTTTGTATATCAAACAGATTAAATGCGTCGACCGCAGAAGTGATATCTTCAGATGTTGTGAGAGCACAATAACCGACATCAGAAAAGAACAAGGGCATCTTTGATCCAGCAACATGTATACCAAGTAAAGGTCGAGGGTATGTAGCCGCATCGCGGGCCATCAATAGAGCCCCACAATCACCAGGTTCTGAGTCACAGTTGTATTTAGCAGCAAGGGTGCAATTAATCTTATCATCACCACCATAATATGAAACACCTTGTTTACATATGGAAACATCAACATCTGAAACATTGACACAATCTATATCTATATTGACAAACTTTGCTTCAATATCTTGAACACCACGTAAGTCTTCAATAGTACAAAATAAACGCAAGATATTAGGAAATATCTTACTCTGACCTGGAAGTAGAAAGAGTGTTAAATCAGAGTGGTCAATGCGCTTCTGTTTCGCGTCCAAAAACTCGCGAACAGAACTCTCCTTGAAGAGTTCTCCATTTGGGAACAGTAGTCGCACAGAATCAAAGTCACTATAAGATTCAGAATCAAGACGCTTTTGCATAAATGTAAAATAGTGTGTCGGTAAAATAGCCACAGAACCAGCTAAAACCGTAATAACCCCACTTTTTGTGGTACAATCAGGTAATTGCAGGATAAGTGAATTCTTATTTATGATCTTACGAATAATGTCATCATCTGTCTTAGCCTGGGTCGTTATATACTCTTTAATTTTGGAAAAATTGTCTACACGTTTATTTGTTCGACGGTATATCTCAGAAGATGGAGGTTTGTGTGACATATTTGTGGGCCATAAAGTGTAAATAAGTACACCAACAGCAGAAACAAATGTAGATAGCATAGCAGCATATTTGAGAAATGGGTATTCCTCGTTAAGTTTGGCTAATATAGCTGTAGCTTTGTCTAGGTATGCTTTGAAATATCCAGCACAAGTGACCATTTTACTGCGAATAATAGTGGTGGAATCAACCTTCAAAATCTTCTGTATATTTGGGAGCGTAAGTTTATCAATCAA